CAGAAAATCTTTTATTAATGATTTCCTGTGTCTTTTTGGAAAAATCATCATGATACTTTCCACCCTTCCGAATCATATCTTCAAATGACTCTGGTGTGTCTCCTGAGGTATCGGTGTTTCCCTCTGCTTCAGAAGCTTTTCCATAAACAACATCTGCTAATGGATTTGATTTGCCTCTTCTGCCTGTTTTCGGTGCAGCGACTTCCGAACCATTATCTGCTGCATTGCCTTCAACTCCACCGACTCCGTCACCAGCACCTGTGCTTGCGCCTGCACCTGCACCTTCTCCGAAGAATTGAAGGTTTAAATTAAATTTCTTCATACCATCGTTCCTTTCCGAAGTGTCAGTTTGTTAGGGTTTTCTCCCTTGTTTTGTAGTATAGAATAATAAAAATTCATTTTATCCCCCATTTTAGGGAAATATTTTCAAAATAATTTTCTTGAAGTAGTGAAAAGCCTGATTCTATAAAGAAAATCACATCTTTAATTTTTTTATAATTTTCTACTTCAATCTTCATATAGCCATCTGAATACTCGATTTTATACTCGATATCCTTCTGATCCATGAAGTTTAAAAATGAAAACATCAAAGTAGATACAGCAGCGCAGACAATATCCTTGCCTGCCTCTGCATACCCACTATGGCCTGATGCTTCAAGCGTATATTTATTTTTACTTCTATCAATTGTTATCCTGGTCATAACTTCTCCTATTGACTTGGAGCTGTAGAATTTCTACTTGCCTGTGCAGCTTGAGAAGATAAGCTTCCTCTTGATACATTAGGCTTATTTCCCTTGCCATTTCTTGCAGAACCTTCGACCTTATTCTGAACTTCCTGAGCTGTGCCTTGCGCTTCACTAGCTACCTGCGGAGCAATATCTGTTCCCTGTTGTGCATCTACAATCACACCTAGCTGAATAAGCTGTTGCTGATAAGCCTGCATCTGCTGCTGCATCTGTACCACCAACTGCATAAGTGTGCCATTCTTTGACACTTCCTCTTTCATCTTCTCTACCCCATCAAAATCCATCATTTCAAGACAAGCAAGTGATGCATCTGCATTTGTTGGAGCAAAGAATCCCATCTGATACAGATTAAGAGCAGTCTGATTCTGAGTCTCTTTAGAGTATGGATTTTTCTTCTGTGGCTTCACATCAATATCAAGAATTGGAAGTCTAGCACCCAGGTCAACTCCAAAATCGTTTCCCTGTTCTTGAGGCTTTAATCCTGTATTGTCAAATGTCACATACTCGTTATGGTCATACTCTCCTGCAATTCTGAATACTCTTGGCTCATTGTAGAACTGTCTCATAAGCTCAATCACAAGATTAACCACCTGTTTATAGCTTCTGTATGATGCTTTGTTTGCATCTCTTGACAACTTGCCTGCCGCTTCCTGAAGAGCTGCAATACCTGATGCACTTGTGACACTTGAAGTTGCACCCTGAGAAGAAGCAGTATTACCACTCGTCTCCTTCATCTCAGACACCTTGTTGAGATAAATAGTCTCATACAATCCGCTTAGTGGTGTTCCTGTAATTGGAGCATAACTTCCTTCTCCAAGATTTCCCTCAAAGTGAACAATAGGCTTTGATAAATCCAAAAACTCCGACTCATTTATGTTAGAATCCTGTCGAACCGCCCATCTAGGTCTAGCATTTACCATTGCACTTTCAAGAATTGCCTGCTGTAACTTATCAATGTACAACTGATTATCCTTTGAAATATCAATCCATCCTAAACCGCACAAATTCTGTTCTACTGGAAACAATGTATCAAATACAAATGGATATAAACCATGGTCGTACCATCCTCTGTCTACATAATTCGGATCATTCTCACTTGCATATATCACATGGCCATTGCAGAACTTGCAATAATGCAGCAATGTCTTCACAAGTGGTATTCCATGTTCATCCTGAGACACAATGCGCTTCTTGTAATACCAATCAATAACAGCAACCATTTCTGTATCATCTACATTTTCTCTATAAACATCCATTGTGCTAACAGGAAGATTGCCACCAACAACCTTGTCATTCAAATCAGGATATCTTTCTTTAGCATCATTGATATCCAGCATCTGCACATAGAATACATTCGGACTGTCCTGAATATCGGTAACACCACTCTTCCAATATAGATTTAATACATCAACCTTTTTAATTTCTATATCTCCAAGGCCATTTTCTTTGTCGTTATTCCAAAGAACAGCCTGCACTGAAGTACCATTCTTTGCCTTATACCACTGACAATCAGAATATGTATTCTCATATTCATTTCTTTCAAGCACAACAGGAATAATCTCTCCCAGCACTTTTGCTGTCTCTTCATCATCCCTTGCTCTTGGAAGAATTGTTGCTTCAGGATAATTATCCATAGCATCTGCATGTTTATTGATAATTGTATTTACAAGCCATGCAGACTTAGGTTTAATTCTCTTATCCTCTGCCATGTTCATAGCTTTATACATTACTTCCCAATGTCGCATCTTCCAGAACTCTTCATTCTCTTCAATGCGCTTCTCAATATCAGCTTTATTAGCCTTATACTTCATCAAAGTGTCATATGCTGTCTCAACATCTTTGTCTGTAATGTTATCCAGATGCATAGGAGCAAGTACACCTTCATCCACTTCTTCATCAGAATCAGTAGCACCACCGAATTGACTAAGCTCAACATCATGCGCTTTGTTTTCAGCTTCCTGCTTCATAATCTTTGCATCATTTTCCATTGTCTGAACTTCAAGCAATCTAGTTTTAGCATCTAGCGCTTCAGCACTATTAATTGCCATTTGCTCATCAATGGTAGGTTCCATCAACTGATTAGGGTTTTGTTTTTTCTTTGCCATTTCAATCTCCTTTATATGTTTATGTATGTGTAATCACTGCCAATGTTTTTGGCCTTGAACATATCCAACGGATCATCAAGAGGTTTCTTAGATACTTCTAAATCTCTAGGCGCTATAGGTCGCATCATACAGAAATATCTCATTGCATCTGCAATATGGTCTTCCAAGTGAGTATCTAGGTCTTCTGGAATTGTTTCTGAATAGGTCAATAATGGTATTGTCCTAATAGCATGTTTGCAGGTATTAAATATATATAGCTTTGCAAATCCGTTTTTATCAAAAGCCATTCGGTGATGCACCTGCATCCATCCTGCAATACGCTGATTGTCTCCTTTTTGAAAATATATCTGATTCTTCGCTGCACATTCCTCAACAGATTCTCCTGTTGATTTATTCCATATGGCAGGATCTGCGACTCTTCCAATAATCTTTCTGCCTTTGAGAAGCGGATGTGTCTCTTCAATCTCTTTAACCTTTTTGAATTGCTCGTCTGCAATCCACTTCACACCTTCGTCTGGTTCTCCTGTACAACCATAAAACTCTAAAATCATGTAGGCTGTATCTTCCTTGTCTACCGCCCACCACTGAAAGCTAAAAGGTTTTGAATATCCAAAGTCATAGCTCAAATATATGTACCAATCATCAGGAATATCAAAAGGTTCAATAACATGAGTATTTTGCCTTGTCTTATATCCTTCAGGTCTGTCCCTAAACTCTTCAAAGAATTGTCCTTCAAAGATATCCCACTCACCATATAGCCATGCCTTCTTTAACTTCTCAGGAAGACTTTCAAGCTGTCTCAAATAGTCAGGATCCTGCTCAAGCAATGCCTTGTTATCTGTTACAAGCGACTGAATGAAACTATAGTCTTCTGGATTCTCTCCAGGTTCGTACTTTCTATCAATGAATATTCGCTTGATATATGCATGACCTTGGCCACCAGGGTTACAAGTGTAATAAATTCTTTTTGGAAAGTTATTTACACCACGCAAGCAGGCAGCAATCTTTTTCATCTGCTGTTCGCTCAATTGCGTTGCCTCATCAAAGAAAATCACATCTGCCTCTGTACCCTGAAATCTATCAACATCCTTTTCTGTGTCGCAATATCTGAACAATATCTTGCTACCATTCAGAAATGTTATTGTCTTCTTGGAATCGTTATATGTTGCTGGACTATCCTTGGCTCCTATCCTCAATTGCTGTCTCAATGGTTCAATATGGTTAGCTGTAAGTTCAGGGTAAGTCTTTCTGATAATCATTACCTTGATACCACTCCACTTAAGGCACAGCAGAATAGCTTTAGTTCTGATGAACCAACTCTTGCCACCGCCTCTTGCTCCACCATAGCCAACATTTCTATGATGGTCA